CTATCTGGGAAGTGCTTGGTATTGAACTCAGTCGGCGGGACAGGGCAGGCGCTGCGAGAATCTCCGAGGTGATGCAACGAATGGGATTCTTTCGGACGAAAGTGTATGTTGATGGAAAGACGCAAGCCGGATATCAGAGCAATAAAGAGTTTAAGTTGCCGTTTGGAGATAAGTGATGCCTACTTATCGAGAGGCGACAAACTTCTACAGGAAAACGACTATCGTTGTTGATATTCGGTCGATAAACAAGAGAGGCGTCATTCAAGAAGCAGTCAAATTTTGGAGAACTCGGTACATCGGTGAGTACTTTGATATCCGCGCTGTCAATACGAAGGATGAGCGCGACACGGCATATGCCTGTCGAAGCGAGCGAATACGGTAAGACCGTGGTTTTTGGTGAAAACGTTAGGAAAACAACCAAAAACGTGGCACTTTCGAGGTCTTACCTTACCGTTACTTACCCCAAATGTCAGGAGTTATTTTTTCAGTTGACGTGAATACTTTTATAACTCTTTAGGTAAAGGTAAGTAAGGTAAGAAAGGTAAGAAGAAGAGTAATTGCCCAGTGAGAAACCAGTTCTTACCCTCGCCTTACCGACCTTACCGAGAATTAAACCAATCATTAATTGATTCCTCTACCAGCCTTTACCAATCATTTAATCTTTACTTCGCTCCGTAAAGGGTTCCTACTCGGGGACGGCGATGAAAAGTCTCTGGGATGCCCTACAGTGTGAGGACGGCACGAACCTCCTTGACACGTCCAAGGAGCATCACGAGAAGGCTCCTGATTACGTGAATATGACGGGCAAAGAGTTTGCCTGCGCAGTTCTCAATTCACGTGAGTTTCGCAAGTACATCTGGGATGGTGTTACCCTCGGTATCATCGCGCCTGGTATCATCACCCGCTTGATGGACCACGGTTGGGGTAAGCCGACAGAGCATGTTGAGTTTGACGACGTAACGCAACGGCTCGAAGATCTGACCCCGCAAGTCATTGCTGAGAAGCTTGAACGTGTGCAGCGAATGTTGCATTTACTTCGAACTACACAGCACGTCGAAGGTCAGGTGTTGCATTAAATGCAATCTGCCCGTGCCCTTTTAGAGGCCGATACTGAGCTAAGCCAAGCAGCAGTACACCTCGGGCGGCAGTCTCTCATCACGTTTACGGTCTACACCAAACCAGACTACGAAGTCAATTGGCATCATGAGCTTGTTGCTCAAGCGTTAGACCGCGTGCTTGCTGGCACGTGTCGGCGCTTGATGATCTTCGAACCTCCTCAGAACGGAAAGTCTGAGCAGGTCTCACGACGGTTCCCTGCCTACGCACTCGGAAAGAAGCCCAACCTACGAATCATTGCGTGCTCATACTCGGATTCTCTTGCCCAGGACATGTCGAGAGACGTGCAGAAGGTCATGAGCACTCCCGAGTATGCTGAGCTGTTCCCAGACTCTCGGTTGGCTGAGTCGAGTGATGAGGAGAAGCGCACGCAAGGGCAGTTTGACGTCGTGGGGAAGCGTGGTTACTACATCGCAGCCGGCATCATGGGCGCGATGACGGGGAAGACTTCGGACATCGGCATCGTTGATGATCCAATCAAGAACCGCGCTGAGGCTGAGTCAGAAGCCTATCGCAATCGTGTCTGGGAGCAGTATATCTCGGCCTTTGCTACGAGGCAATTTGGTAGCGGTGGCGCGATTATCCTGTGCATGACACGATGGCATGAGGATGATCTGGCTGGGCGTCTTCTCAAGTTGGCGAAAGAGAATCCAGAAGCTGATCAGTGGGAAGTGATCGAGTTGCCGGCGATTGCGGAAGTAGCCGACAGTCATCGCCAAGTAGGCGACCCTCTGTGGCCAGCGAAGTATCCCCTAGCTGAACTTGCTCGACGCCGCGCTGGGATGGGTGAGTACGACTGGGCTGCCCTTTATCAGCAGCATCCGGCTCCGAGTGGCGGCGGTCTGTTTAAAGAAGACTGGTTTGCAGGTCGCACGCTTGAAGTGGCGCCAGCCGTGATGCGCACAGCGAGAGGCTGGGATACAGCGAGCACAGAGGGCGGCGGGGACTGGACTGTTGGTGTGAAGATCGGGGAAGAGTTCAAGCAAGACAGCCAGACTGGCAAAATCGCTTCGACTGGCCGTTTTATCGTGCTTGACGTTATCCGCAAACAACTGGGGCCAGCTGGCGTTGACGGATTGATTCAAACGACTGCTGCCGCTGATGGGAAGAAGTGCGCACAGCGCGAAGAGAAAGAGGGCGGTAGTGCTGGAGCAACGGTTATCGCTGCTCGCACAAAGACGCTCAGGGGTTTTGACTACCAGGGCGTGCCTGTTAGCGGGAGTAAAGTGACGCGCAGCAAACCGTTCCGCGCACAGTGCGAGGCGGGGAATGTGTGGTTGCTCGCTGGGACGTGGAATAGTGCATACCTCAAAGAGCTGTGCGACTTTCCGACGGCCAAGCATGACGATCAAGTAGACGGCAGTAGCTGTGCTTTTAACGCGGTGTTGCTCGAGCCTGAACCTGTTCCCACTTGGATAACCTGGTAGGGGAGGCACCATGGGCAGACGCAGACCAAAGGAACGTGTTTACGATGTAAACGGTCTGGAGGTTTCGTGTCTGCCAGCTACGCGTGACGCGGTGACCGCGTTATTCGGCGACCAGCATTGGATTAAGGTTGCCTCTGGTGAAGCGTTGGAGCAGTCGGCGGTCGATCATTTTGAGTGGATGCGGAGCGCACAACGGTTACAGGAGCAGCAATGAAACGTTTTCCTTTTTTACTCTTCGCATTTCTCTTCTTGACATCGGCTATTGCGCACGCGCAGACTGTCGTCGGGCCGAATAGCACGTCAGCCTGGGATGTGGCTGTAGCTGATGCCGCAACACCGGCTGCCGCGGCGGCACTCACGTACAAGATGTACGAAGGCTCGACACCCACGACGCTGACTGGTGTCACGTGCGTGGTTGGAGCGACTGGGTTCCAAACGTGCCAGGCCAAGCTGCCGGCGTTTTCGGCTGGCATTCATACCGTGACGTTGACCGCGACTAACGTCGTAGGCGAGAGTCCGAAGTCAGCACCGGCATCATTCAATATGGTGCTGGCTGCCCCTGGCGCACCGGTGAACTTCAGGCAGGTTCCGTAAGAAAAGTAGGCAAGACATGGCACCATTTCGCATGGATATCGTCGTTACTGGCTATCGCGTCAACGTGACGCCTGCCGGTCCTTCCATGGACGTTTACGTGCAGATGCCACAGCCAGGCTCGACTGAGCCAGCTGCCGTCTTCACGTGGCACCTCGAACCGCTTGAAGTAATCACCGCGATGGGCGTGGCGTGTGACGCTATCCGCATCGCTGAGACGCCTGCTAACAGTTTTACGCTCTTTCAAGAGTCGGTGTTCGAGGCGCTGGCTGATGTGTTCATCGCCAAGGGTTACTGGACGGAGACGTAGATGGAATACATCCGCGTACCAGAAACGGTGTCCATTCCTGAGGCGTGCTGCTTGCTCAACGTCTCGCGTCGCACGATCTATAACTGGAAGAAGGCCGACAAGATTAAGTTCGTGCGGGCAGCCAGCGGTCGGATGCGTATCATCACGACTTCACTGTACCGCGATGGGAACATCCCAGTTGCAAAGCCATGAGTGACAAGCTACCCGTCAAACTGTCGATTGATCTCAGCGGCATCAATCTGTCGATTGACTTGAGCGGGTTGTACATGCATTTCGATACCAAGCTCGACACCCTGCAATCAACCGTTAACGCAGTTCTCGCAAAGGTGACCGCCATGGACGCAGCCACGCAAGCCGCACTCAATGCCCTCTCCGCCGAAGTTGCCCGCGAAACGTCACTCGAACAGTCGGTCAAGACGCTGCTCGAGGGTCTGGCCGCTCAGATCGAAGCACTGAAGGCCAACCAGACGGACCCGGCCGTCATCGCTGCGATTCAGTCGGCAGCGGATCTCGTCAAGGCGAACAACGACTCGTTCGCATCTGACGTCGTCGCCAACACGCCTGCTGCGTAACGTGCGCCAGGCGCTGCTCGCTCTCCTGCTCCTGACGGCGTCGCCACTCCAGGCGGCGACCGTCACCTTGGCGTGGGACCCGCCGCCAGATCCAGTTATCACTGGCTATCGACTCCAATATGGAGTTGCACCTGGCACCGGCACCTGGCAGATGGACGTCCTGAGTGGCGTCCATCAAGTCACCCTCACACTAGCGCCAGGCACGTATACGTTTATTGCCCACACGCTTGCTGGCCCATGGGTAAGCACGCCGACTGCTCCTCTGACGCTCACACTCACCGGTGAAGACCCCTCGTGTACTCCTCCCCTCGGTTCGAACAGTATTGCTATCTTTCCGACACGCTTGACGAAGACAGGCAGTGGTGGTGCCGGGAGTCGAGCACGTCTTGACTTCCAAGTGTCGTCGCTCAATTCGCCTGTGACGCGTGTTGAGCTTCGCGGCGGGAGTCTCACCCTCTCAGTTATGTCGGGCACGGATCTGGGCCCACTGGCTGGTATGTGGTTTACGACTCCTTCGGTGACTGGCGTTTATAACATTTCGGTGTTTGCGCAGAACCTGTTTGGCTGCACGCGTCTCGTGCCGTCCGGGTTTGGAGTCGCAGTACCATGAGCGATACGATGCAAGAAGAAGGCAATTTGGCGGTGTACCGCGCTGCCGCCTCAATCCTGCTCGACCGTCTGAAGTTTGCGCAGCAGGCCGGCATCACATTCAACGGCAGTCGTGACCTCTACGAGATCCTGGGTTATGACCGCGTCATCACGTCGAAGCAATACCGCGATGAGTATGCACGCGGCGGCATTGCCAAACGCATCGTCGAGGCGTATCCCAAGGCGACGTGGCGCGGTGGCGTGGAGCTGTACGAGGACGAAGACCCGGATGTTAGCACGCCGTTTGAGGATGCGTGGCACGCATTGGAGACGCAGCTCAACGTCTGGGCTCGACTCCAACAGGTGGACATTCTCGCGGGGCTGAGCACGTACGCGGTGCTGCTCATCGGTGCGCCAGGCAGCGACTTCTCCCAGGAGATGCCGAAGGGCAAGCCGGGGCAGTTGCTGTACTTGTCGCCGTTTGCCGGCGGTGGCGGGCCGAGCACCAAAGCCTCGACGTCAGGTGATGTCGTCTACATCGATGCGACGATCCAGACGTTTGAGGAAGATGCGCGGAACCCGCGCTTTGGCTTGCCAAAGACATACATGTTGAAGCGGCTGGACGTCAATAGTCCGATGTTGACACAACCGGTGCACTGGAGCCGCGTCATCCATGTTGCTGAGGGCACGCTCGACAACGACGTGTACGGCACGCCGACCTTAGAGAACGTCTGGAATCTTCTGGCTGACTTGGAGAAGGTGACTGGTGGTGGTTCTGAGGCGTTCTGGCTGCGCGCCAATGCTGGTCTCCAGTTGGACGTCGATAAGGACATGGCGCTACCGCCTGATCCCGCCGAGCTTGCGAAG